GTGGTGATTGGGTTGGATGACATGATCGAAAGCTATCGAAAAACGATTCTCTCGCTGCAAGAAGCATACGAGAAATGCGAGAACGGTTCTGACCGATCACGTATTCAATCGATGATCACCAGTTGCGAAGCCATCGTCGAATGTTTGCTTACTGGCAGTTACCCCAGCAGAGCAAGACCAATCAATCGCTTGTCGCGATGGCAGAGGACCGTATTTGTTCCGCCGGACAAGCTCAACATCTTCATCGATCACAACGCCATAAAGTGCGAATCGAGCTTAACTGCGGAGGACCGGCGGAGAATCGACGAAGCTTTAAACCTGTTGACTCGACGCGAGCAAGAAATATTCGTGACCGTCTACGGTTTCGGTCTATCAATCAGCGAGGCTGCTGCAATCCACGGGATCAGCAAAAGCAGCGTCAGCACATACATCAAGCGGGCCAAAACAAAACTCGCGGCCAAACTGGCATAGGTGATTAGCGTCGCTGCGTCTATCAAGCCGGACGATTGGCGACGCATCACATACACCACGCACGGGAGTTAGGAGGTCTCCCATTTGATGACTGTGCGTGGTCCTTGATGGGCCGTCATCCACAAGGGCGCCGGGTGATGGTCCCTTTGTATGAAAAGCAAAACACCGCCGGATGCTTCCCGAGCGGTGTGTTTTTATCTTAGCACGAGAACGGGAATCTGTAAACCAATTCCAACCGAAGGAGATGGGCTGGCCATGGTTCACAACACAAGTTAAAGCCTGTTTTAAGGCGCGATGATGGATGATGGGTATAAATACACCCTTCGAATGCTAGAAGCGCTCAAAACGGCCACACGGGGCTGACAACCACATGCACGGGTCCTTCTGGCGAAGGGGAATGGGTGCGGGTACTGGCGACCCCGATTTTTGTCTAGTTTCAAATTTTCAAACTCACTTTCGCTTTTGGTAAACGAGCAGCCAATAAATCGCATTTTGCAAATTTCGCTACCGAAATACGCGGTCCAAAATCATACCAGCATTTTTTGATGCTTTAAACGAAAGTAGGAGGGATGCTGATGCCGAACAAAAAAACGAAAGTGGAGGGGGTCGAAATCCATGAAAAAACGGTCCTGACGAGCGAGCTTGCCGCAGTTGTCGGGAAAACGCCGCAATGGATACGGCAGCTTACGAAGGAGGGCGTGCTGCAGCAAGTTGATCGCGGCAAATACGTCCTCGGCGAAGCCGTGCAAGCGTACATCGAGTACGCCAGCGGTGGCAAGGAGGACACGGGAAAGCCTCGGTACATCGACGAAAAAACCGAACACGAGCGCTTGAAAAAAGAGCGGGCTGCCTTGGAGCTCGAACGATTGCGCGGCGAATTGCACTCGGCAAAGGATGTCGAGCTGCTCGTGTCCGATCTGATCTTGACGACAAAGGCAAAATTGCAGGTCATCCCGAGCAAACTTGCGCCGCGATTGGAGCACGAATCGGCAGCGGTGATAGAGCGGGAAATCCGGAAGGAAATAAACGCGGTGCTGACGGCCCTTTCGAACTACGATCCGGCGGAAGCGGGGAAATAGTTTGGTTGCCGAAAAGACAGTTGCGCTTTTCCGCCGGCTTTGCAAACAATGGGCACCGCTGCCGGAGTTGTCGACGTCAGAATGGGCCGATCAGTACCGCATTCTGACCACCGCAACGAGCGCGGAGCCGGGGCCGTGGAGAACGGACCGGGCGCCGTATCAGCGCGAGATCATGGATTCGATCAATGACCCGGAGGTCGAAGAAGTCGCGATCATGGCCTCGGCTCAGGTCGGCAAAACGGAGTTTTTGCTGAACATGGTCGGCTATCACATCGATTATGACCCGGCGCCGATCATGTACGTGTTGCCGACAGACAAATTGGTCGAAACCTTTTCCAAAGAACGCCTTTCAGTAATGATCGAAGCCAGCCCACGGCTGCGGGACAAGGTCGGAGAGGCGAAGAGTCGAGATAGCAGCAATACGATTTCCGAAAAGAGTTTCCCCGGCGGATACATCGCAATCGTTGGGGCAAATTCGCCGTCATCGCTATCGAGCCGGCCGATCCGAATTCTGCTTTGTGATGAGGTCGACAGGTATCCGGTCAGCGCTGGCAAGGAAGGCGATCCGATTTCCCTTGCCGTTCAGAGAACGAAGACTTTCCACAACAAGAAGCATATCTTCGTTTCGACTCCGACCATCAAGGACGCTTCTCGAATCGAGCAGTTATATAACGACAGCACGATGGAGCAATATTGCCTTCCGTGCCCGAGTTGTGGCGAGTACCAACCGCTGACCTGGCAGCAAGTTAAATTTGAGTACGAGAAAGAGGAGAATGGCGACTTCGAAATCAAGTCGGTGCGGCATGCCTGCAAGGAATGCGGGGCGCTGCACACGGAAAAGGAGTGGAAGCGCGGGACAGGCAAATGGATCGCGCGGAAAAAGCACTCCAAGCGCCGCGGGTTCCATCTTAATCAGCTTGTCAGCCCGTGGTCGTCCTGGTATGACGTCGTGCATTCCTTCCTCGTCGCCAATCGTGACGGAACCGAAGCGCTCAAGGTATGGACGAATACCGTCCTGGGTGAATCGTGGGAAGAACAAGGCGAAAAGCTCGAAGAAGAGACGCTTTTCGGACGCTGTGAGGATTACGGCGCCGAAGTTCCGGAAAAGGTCCGCGTGCTGACGGCAGCCGTCGACGTGCAGGATGATCGCTTTGAAATTGAGGTCATGGGTTGGGGCCCCGGCAAAGAATCGTGGGGCATCGAATATCACGTCATTTACGGTAACCTGCGGCAACCCGAAATTTGGAATGAACTCGACGAGTACCTTTCCCGCCGCTGGTCAAAGTCAGACGGTCGACAACTTGGTATCGCGATAACCTGTATCGATTCCGGCGGACACTTTACGACCGAAGTTTATCGTTTCTGCGCACCGCGGTCACACCGCCGAATATTCGCGATCAAGGGCCAGGGCTCGCGGAACGGTGAATACATCCCGCTGATTGCCGGGCATACGGAGACGCAGCGAGAGAAAGCGATCCTGTTCCGGCTGGGCGTAGATGAAGGTAAGTCGAAGGTGTTCGCCGATCTGAAAGTACAGCACGCCGGTCCAGGATACTGCCACTTCCCGACCGGCCGCGGATACTCGCTGGATTACTTCCGCGGGCTGACGGCCGAGAAGAAACAACTTCGAAAAAGAATGGGCGTGGCGTACTACGAATGGGTAAAGGTCCGGGATCGGAACGAACCGTTTGACCTTCGGGTTTACAACACGGCCGCACTCGAAATTCTGAATCCTAACCTTGACGAACCCGTTTTACTGAAGCCGAAGCCTGCTGCACAAGCGGCACCAGCCGCGAAAAAGCGTGTCTTCGTGAAGAAATCGAATATTTGGTAGGTGATGACATGCGGAAAGAACGGATACAAGCCCGACTGGAACTGGTGAAGCAACGATTGCAAATGTATTACGCCGCGGAGGCGGCAATACTCCAGGGTTCGCAATCGTATAGCATCGCCGGCCGGTCACTCACCCGCGCGAATCTGGCACAAATCCGGGAAGAGATCGATAACCTGGAGCGGCAGCAGGACGAGCTGGAGAACGCGCTGACAGGATCGGAGAAACGCAAAGCCTATCGAATTCTTTACCGTGATTTGTAAGGAGGTGATGTGACTTGTGAGCTTCATTGACAGAGCGATTGAATTAATTGCTCCGCGCGCCGCGCTACGGCGAGAGGCCGCCAGGCTCAAACTTGGGGCAATGCGCCAAGTTTTGAACAGCGGGTACTCGCACAGCGGCGCCAGCCGCCGGAAGAAGTCCATGCAAGGTTGGATAAGCACCAGCCGCAGCCCGCAAGAGGACATCGGCAACAACCTAGCGCTGCTGCGCGAGCGCAGCCGTGACCTTTACATGTCCGGAGGTCTCGGAACGAGTGCGATTAAGAAAAACCAGTCTAACATCCTTGGGTCTGGACTTGAATTAAAATGTCAGATCAACGCCCGCGCGCTGGGTCTGACGCCCGAACAGGCAAAGGAGTGGGAGGATCGCACCGAGTTTGAATTTAAACTCTGGGCGGAATCCAAGATCGACAATACGGGGCTCAACGACTTTTACGATGCCCAGCGAATCATGCTGACCGGATGGCTCCTTAACGGCGACTCGCTCGCCATCGTTAAGTATGCGGATCGACCGGAGGGAACAAACCCATATCTCTTGCGGCTGCATTTGATAGAGGCTGACAGGCTCAGCACTCCGAACCAATACGTTCCTGCACACCTCAGTCCGGCTTTGAGCAACTTTGTCACAATGGACTATGTTGAGCTTAACGACGGTCGAAAAATTCAAAACGGCGTTGAGACGGACGCGGCCGGAAAAGTGATAGCGTATTGGATCAGCAACAAACACCCTAACAGTCTGCTACCAACGCGTCAACCCATCCAATGGGTCCGCGTGGACGCGCTGAACAGGGTCAGCGGGCTGCCGAACGTCTTGTTTGTCATGGACCCGGAGCGGGCAGAGCAATATCGAGGCGTCCCGTATTTGGCGCCGGTCATCGAACAGATCAAGCAGATGAGCCGTTACACCGAGGCGGAGATTGCGGCCGCAATTATTAACAGTTTCTTCACAGCCTTTATCAAGACGGAGGGGCCGAAAAACACAAATCCGTTGGGCGAAAGCATCCCAGAAGAGGATCGTTTGGACATTCCGCCAGAGGAAAGGCTTGCATCTTACGAGATGGGGCCTGGGACGATTAACGTTTTAGGACCGAACGAAGACATAACGTTCGGCGACCCAAAGCATCCGACATCCGGGTTTGAGACGTTTACGAGGTCGATGGCGCAGTTGGTTGGTGCGACCCTTGACATCCCATATGAAATGCTGCTTGGAGTGTTTAATTCCAGTTACTCAGCCAGCCGGGCCGCACTTTTGCAAGCATGGCGGCCATTCCGGGATCGCCGGGACTGGTTCGCACACGACTTTTGCCAACAAGTTTATGAGACATGGCTTTTTGAAGCCGTGGCAACTGGACGTATCCAGGCGCCCGGTTTTTTTTCTGACCCAGCGCGCCGAAAGCTTTGGAGCAAAGCAATTTGGATCGGTCCTAGCCCCGGTCAAATCGACCCAGTCAAAGAGGTCCAAGCGGCGGCGATGCGGATCGCTAACAAATTTTCGACGCACGAGCGCGAGGCCATGGAGATCAATGGCTCCGACTACGACAGTAACGTTGAGGTCCTGCGTCGAGAGTATGAAGTTGCGCGAGATTTGCCGAGTAGTGTGACGAGCACGACAGCAAGCTCTGATGAAGGAGGTGAAAACAAAAATGCCGACGAGGGTAGAGATTAAGGGCGTCATCATACCGAATGATTACCAGGATATTTACGACTGGCTCGAATGGGAGGCTACAAGCCCGCGCAAGGTATCGCAAGCAATCGCAGATGCGAACGGCGATGACTTGGAGGTCATTATCAACTCTGGCGGCGGCGACGTTTTTTCCGGGTCGGAAATTTACACGATGCTGAAAGAACACGCCGCAGACGTGACGGTCAAAATCGTCGGGGTGGCGGCCAGCGCGGCAAGCGTGATTGCAATGGCTGGAAAAAAAGTCGCGATGTCTCCGACCGCTCAACTGATGATTCACAACGCCTCTACGATCACCATTGGCGATAAGCGCGATCATCGCCATTCGGCCGACTTCCTGCAAACGGTAGACGCCGGGATCGCGAACGCTTACCGGCTGAAAACCGGCATGACGCAAAGCGAACTGCTTAACCTGATGAACAAAGAAACCTGGTTAAACGCGCAAGACGCCCTGGCTTATAAGTTTATCGACGAAATCATGTTCGACGAGGGCGGGCAACTGAGCGCCGTCGCGTCTGCGACAACGCAAATGCTGCCGCAGTCCGTCGTTGAAAAAATCAAAAACGAACTGCTCAAAAAGAAAGGAGATGTGGGGAACGTGTCTCAAACGACCCAAACCCAAAATGTAGCACCGAATCCGGTTGTCACGGCTGGAGTCAATACGCCCGTGCAATTGACGGCGGGCACGGTCGTTACCCCTATCGGTGGTGCGAGCAATGCCTCTCCTGCCGTCGACCTGGCAGCCCAGGAGCGCGCGCGCCTTAAAGCTATCGACGAGATCGCCGCAAACATCGATCCAGAGCTTGTCAACGAAGCCAAGTACGGCGAAAACCCCATGACGGCAGAACAGCTCGCGCTGCGGGCAATGCGTGAAGGAAAGATGATCAACAACGCCCTTTTTGGCGCCGCGGTCGCAGCGAACAAAGCTGCTGGAACTGAAGGTGTGAAGCCGGCGCCGCAGCCGCAAAACTCGGAGAAAGAGTTCGACCTGAACAATGTCAATGATGTGAACACGATTTTCAACTTTTTCGCGGCCAATTCGCAAGCCGGCCGGCCGCAGAACATTCGAAGGGAGTAATCTGAATGCCTGATTTCGCAAGTGTTGAACTGCAAACGCTGTTCGCCGGAACGGAAGTCCCGGCCCTGACGACTTCGGTGACGCTGGCAAGCGGTCAAGGTGTCCTTAAAGTCGGTGCTGTCATCGGCGAGGTTAGCGCAGACGGGAAGTTTAAACTCGTCGACAAAACCGCATCGGACGGCAGCCAGACGGCCAAATATGTTTTGGCCGAGACGGTGGACACCTCTTTTGCTGATGTCGTAGCCGTCGCATACAAGACCGGCATCTTTAACTATGATGCGCTGTACGTGGCCGATGGAGACACGGTAGCCAACCACAAGGACGAGCTTCGTTCGGTGGGAATCCACTTCCGCACCGACTATTAATCGAAAGGGTGATAGTTTTGAAAATCAGGCAAAGCTTTTTGCAGAATCGTTTTGTAGGTGGCCCTCAAAATGCCGCGGCTGCTTCCGGTGGTAACATCAGCATTTACGAGCCGCAGACAATGCAACCGGCATTTCAAAAGCGGATGCCGGTTACGACGTTCCTTCGGGATCGATTTTTTCCGGGCTTTTCTACCTTCGCGACCAAACACGTGCTTATGGACTTTTACAGAAACCGTCAGCGCGTAGCTCCGCTTGTGGCCGAGGGCAGCAATCCGGTAAATATTCGCCGAGAAGGCTATCAAACCAAAATCTACACGCCGCCGTATATCAACCTTTCGGCGCCGTATAATGTCGATTTGCTGCAGGTAAGACTTCCCGGTGAGCCGGTTTTCGGCGGCTTGACTCCGGAAGAAAGAGCACTCGCCATTATGGAGCGAGACTACAACGAGCTGGACGATATGATCGTTCGGCGAGAGGAATTGATGATCGCGGAAGCTATGCAAACTGGCAGCGTCACCGCAACAGGCTACATCGACGATTCCGCAACGCAAGTAAGGACGGACACGATCGATTACGGCTTGGAAAACGTGATCAATCTCACCGGTACGTCTCAGTGGAGCAATTCCGCATCGAATAAATATGCCGATCTGCTCAGAGCTGTTACGCTGGTGCGCCAAGCCGGCTACAACCCGACGGTCGCAATTCTCGGGGAAAATGCCTGGATGTACTTGCGGGAAGACGATAACTTTATGAAAAAGCTGGATTTGCGTTTTGCTCAATTCGGCGAAATCAACCCGCAACTCAATATCCGAAACGGCAATGGTTACGCTTACGTTGGGCGTTTGACGGAGCTTGGCCTCGACCTCTACACGTACCTCGCCTGGTACTATGATGAGCAGACTCAGACGCTCAAACCTTACATCGATAAGGATAAGGTCATTGTGGCCGCTGAAAACATCGGCGAAATGCTGTACGGCGCAAACACGATCATCCCTCCGGATTCGGACAACTTTGTCACGGTCGAAGCGCCTCGTGTCGCAAAGGTCAATGTGGACCGTAACACGGATACCAAGAGCCTCGTCGTCAAGTCGCGGCCGATTCCGAAACCGTTTGATGTCGGCGCTTGGGCCGTAATCAACACGGTATCCTGATGCGGGGAGGGCAGATTTATGCGCTTCGAAGTGATTCGCGGAAGCATTAAGCATAACGGAGCCTTTTATGAAAAAGGCTCCGTTTTTGATGCAGACGAAAAAGACGTTGCCCACCTGATCGATACCTATGTGTCGCCTGCGTTTGTAGGGCAACCCGGTGGCCAACAAGGCGACGGAATGGAAACCGTCGAGCTGCTGACCGTCGAAGAATTCGAAAGCCTGAACGCCAGCGAACAAAAGGAATTGCTGATCGAACTCGGGATTGAACCGGGTTCGAACGCTGAAACTCGGCTGCAGCAATACGCCGAATTCTACAATAAGGCTGACGAAGAATGAACTTCAGGGACTACGTTGCCAGGGATAACTTGACGACCTTTATCAACGTGGACGAGTTCGGGGAGCCGGTCTTTATCAGATCGACCGGCTTTGAACCGCAACAAATCGATGTTGTCATTGACCGTGATCAGCGTGAGGGCTCGCTCTATCCGGATGCCGACGGCTCATACGCTTCGAAAATCACGTTGTATATGCGGCTTGATGACCTCGGATATGTCCCGGTTGAAAACCAAGTGCTCGAAATCGGGAAGACGGCGGTAGACCTCAACCCATACATTGTTCGGCGCGTGTCGTCCGAAATGGGCATTCTGGCGGTAGAAATCGAGGCGAGCCTGACGTGATTTCCTTCAATTCCACTCGAAAAGAGCTTAAGCAGGCGACCATTGGCCTTCGGTTTGTTGTGCAAAACATGCCGAAGGCTTTTGCGTCTGCTATCAATCGCGTCTCCGCGGGCATGAAAACAGAAGCGGCGCGGAAGGTTCGGGAAATCTATTACGTCAAACACGGCGATGTGCTGAAAACGATCAAAGTCACCAAGGCTAATCCGGCCAGACTCGAAATGTTGCTTACGTCCCGCGGCCCGAGCATTCCGCTGATTAGGTTTCGCACGACGCCATCTCAGCCGCCAGCAAAGCAGCCGAAGGTGTTACGAGCAGCAGTCAAAAAAGAGGGCGGCAAGAAGCCCATTCCTGGGGCGTTCGTGGCAAAGATGGATAGCGGCCACATCGGCGTGTTCCGGCGCGAGCGGAAGAAACGGCTGCCGATCGGAGAACTTTACGGTCCGGCGATCCCGGTTATGCTCAGCGAACCCGGAATTGCCGAACATTTGCAGTTGGAAGCAGAACGCCGAATGGCGCTGCGACTTGATCACGAGGTTAACCGGGTACTTGGGAGGTTCAAAGGATGACGGCATTTCATCTTTTGCAGTCGGTAGCCGAGTTTCTGCGCCAAGTTGTGCAAAATTATGCGGCTTCGCAAGGCGCTGACAAAGCTTACGCAGCCCCAAGGGTGTTTGAGTGGTATCTGCCATTTAAAAACCCGCAACTGCCCGAGAAAATCGATTTTCCGTACATTGTCGCACGTATCACAGGTGGCAACGATCCTGTTCTCGAACCTGCATCCACGACGATGTCTACCGTCGGGATCACGTTGGCTTTTGGCGTATACAACGAAGGCGGACAAAAGGATGGATTTTTGCATCCGGATGGCGCTTATGACCTTCTGAACCTGATGGAGCATGTAAGGATCGAACTTTTCCGTCAGCGCGTGATCAACAATCGTTTTGTAATCGGAAAACCCTATGAATGGGAAATCCCGGAGGATCAACCTTATCCGCTTTGGGTTGGACAGGCAAAAACGATATGGACCGTACAAAGCGCTACTGAACAACCGAAAGGAGATGACATCCATGCAATCCGATTCCCATGGGAATGAAAAGCCTGAAAAGGCAAAGAAAACAGCCTCGAAGCCGGAAAAGACGAGGCCGGAGGAACCGCTGATCTACGTCGGACCCAACATCCAGCGTGGTCGGCTTAAGCAGTACACGGTATTCCGCGACGGCGTGCCCGCCTATTTGGCGGGCGTGATCGCCGAATTTCCGGATGCGCAAAATCTGATCGTTCCGGTTAGTGAGCTGGCAACCGTAAAAAAGCGGGTAAACACGCCCGGAACTCTGGAACACAAAACGTTCCGGGAATTGAAAGGAGCTGCTGATTGATGGCCTACAAGCACGGCGTCTATGTCAACGAAATCCCTACCACGATCACGCCGCCTACATCCGTCGATACTGTCCCGGTTGTGTTCGGGACGGCGCCGATCAACCTGTCTAAGCGCAGTAAAGCGCCGGTCAATGAGCCGGTACTGTGCTACACCTACGCCGAGGCTGTCGAAGCGTTCGGATACAGCAATGACTGGAGCTTTTCGCTGAGCGAATTTATCCATTCGCATTTTGCGCTTTTTGCGATGTCCCCGGTTGTGCTGGTCAATGTACTGGACCCGGCGACGCATAAAACTTCCGTCTCCGATGAGGCCGTGACGATGGTTAACGGATTGGCGACGGTCAAAAAGCAAGGCATCTTGAAATCTTCCGTTGTTGTTAAATCCAACGACGGCCAGACGACGTACCTCCTGGGTACGGACTATACGCTTGACTATGATGATGATGGAAACTTGGTCATTCAACGTTTGGCAGCCGGATTGATCCCGTCCAACGCAACGACGCTTTCGGTCAGCTATGACAAGCTCAATCCGGCAGCAGTAACCAGCTCCGACATTATCGGCGGTATCGACGGCAGCGGAAACCCGAAGGGGCTTGAACTGATCGATCAGGTATTCCCTCGCTTCCGGATGGTCCCGGGGATGATTTTGGCTCCCGGATATTCGCACGAGCCGGCGGTCGGCGCCGTGATGGTCGCAAAAGCTGGCAACGTCAATGGTCTGTTTAAGGCAATCGCCTTGACCGACCTTCCGGCGGATCAAGCATATACGGACGTGGCAGCGTGGAAAGAAAGCAACAACTATACATCCGAGCGGCAGATCAACACGTACCCGTTGGTTAAGCTCGGAGACAAGACATATCATCTTTCGACGCAGCTTGCGGGCGTGATTTGCGCAACGGATGCGGCATATACCGGGATACCGTATGTATCGCCCTCCAACCAGTCGTTGCGGGCAGACTCTTCTGTGCTTGCAGACGGCACGCCCTTGTTCTTGGGGCCGGATCAGGCTGCTTACCTTAACGGCCAGGGGATCGTGACGGCGCTCAACTTCGTCGGTGGCTGGAAGGCATGGGGTAACCGTACCGGTGCGTACCCGGCCAACACAGACCCGAAAGACGCGTTTATCCCGGTCCGCCGAATGATGGATTGGATCACCAATACGGTCGTCCTGTCCTATTGGCAGCGACTTGACGGTCCGATCACGCGTCGGTTGACGGAGGCGGTCACGGATAGCCTTAACCTGTGGCTTAATGGCCTGACAGCCATTGGCGCGCTTCTCGGTGGCCGTGTCGAGTTCCGGGCGGACGAAAACCCGCAAACCGACATTATGGACGGCATTGTACGTTTCCACATTTACGTTACACCGCCGTCTCCGGCCCGTGAAATTGACTTTATTGTCGAATACGATACTTCTTATCTCAGCACCTTGGCGGAATAAGGGAGGGGATAGACCATGGCGCAGATGCAGATTCCTGAGAAGCTGATCAACTTTACCGTATATCGTGACGGCAATGAATACTTGGGTGCCTCTGACATTACGTTGCCCACCCTGCAAGCCATGACCCAAACGATCAGCGGCGCCGGCATTGCTGGGGAAATTGACAGCCCTACGCTCGGTCATTTTGGCAGCATGACGGTTACGCTTAACTGGCGTACTGTTGAGCGAAGCACGATTCGGCTGCTTCAGCAAAAAGCGCACGCGCTTGATTTCCGGGGGTCCATTCAGGTTTACGACTCGAGCTCAGGAACAATCCGGACGGCTGGCCTTAAGGTAAGCGTCAGAGCGCTTCCGAAGACTGGCAACCTCGGAAACTTCCAGGCGGCTAACCCGATGGGGTCCTCCAACGAGCTCGAAGTGACATACATCAAGATCGTGCAGGATGGCGTCACGCTACTCGAACTCGACAAATTTAACTTTATCTTCAAGGTGGACGGCGTTGACATGCTGGCTAACGTACGTTCGCAACTTGGACTGTAAGGAGCGAAAATCACATGAGCGATCAAGCACAAACGGCCGCTGACAGCGTGTATACGCTCAGGCGGCCGATTACATTTGACGGTCAAGAGTACACGCAGATCAATCTCGATTTCGATCGGCTGACGGGGGAGGACATCCTTAATTGTGATCGGCAATATGCAGCATCGCAGGGCTCCCAGTTGTTCTTTAGGGAGTCTGACAAAGCCTATCAGGCGATCGTAGCTGCCCGAGCCGCCGGCGTGCCTGTCGAACTGATTAAATCGCTCTATGCCAAGGATTTCACGCGGGTAACATTGCGGGCTCAAAATTTTTTGATCGGGTCGGCCTAACTCCTGATTTGGGCGTGCGGGATATGGCCGTGATTTTGTCCAAAGCTACTTACACGCCCATTCCCTTCTTTCTCTCTCTCCCTGTATTCGAATTGGGAGAATGGATGAAATTAGCGGCGAAGTGGAAAGGCGGCGGTAAGAGTGGCTAATCGAGGACGAGAATTTGAAGTATCGTTCAGGCTGGACGCGGAGTTGGAGTCATCCTTTCGAAGGTCCTTCGGAGCTGCAACTGACAGGCTTGAAAGTCTGGACAGAGTGCTGAGTAAAATCAGCAGCAATGATGCGTTTGGACACATAAGCAAGGAAGCACGCGAAGCGGAGAGAGCAATCCGTTCCGCGGGCGAGGATACGCGAACATTCGGAGATGTACTGAAACGCGTCGCCGAGTATTCTGGAGCTTTCGCGATTGTTCAAGGCGTCGCTGATTCCGTCCAAGGGATCGGCGGCGCTGTTTTTGAGTTTCATGACTCCATGGCGCAGTTGCAAGCGGCCACAGGCGCAAGCGCGGAAGAAATGGAAGAACTTCGGAGCATTGCCGAATCGTTATACGAGTTGCCGGTTGGGCAAGGCTTCGAGGACCTCACGAACTCCATTGCAACGGTAAAACAGGTAACGCAGCAGAGTGGCGAAGCGCTGGAGCAAATGACCAAAGAGGCGATCCTTTTCCGAGACGTGTTCGGCGAAGACGTTACCGAATCGGTCAAGGCCGCCGACACGATGATGCGCAACTTTGGCATTACGTCGACGCAAGCATTTAACCTCCTGGCGCAGGGTGCACAGAAGGGGCTCGACAAGTCCGGCGAATTGCTGGATACCGCGAACGAGTATGCGCCGCAGTTTGCAGCCTTGGGTTACTCGGCCGACGAGATGTTCAACATTTTTGCGGCTGGCCTTGAAAAAGGTGCGTTTAACCTGGACAAAGTCGGCGACGCCGTCAAGGAGTTTAATATCAGGCTTAAGGACGGCAGCAAGACGACCAGCGATGCGCTTGCGGTCCTTTTTGCACCGAATAACATCGACGCTTGGGTAGCGAGGTTGACCAAGGCCGGGAGGAAGTCTGCTCAGTATGCTGAATTGGTTAAAAAGGTCGGCAAATCGACGGCCGACGAAATGCTCAAAGACCTGAAAAAGGGCGGCCAGGCAGCGAGCAAAACGATTACACAATTACAGATGATTCTGGGCGGCGGCCAGGACATTCTGGATGGTCTCTCAAAAGGGGCTATTCAGGGCAAAGACGCTTTGCAAGCGGTCGTTCAGAGGCTCAACGAGATCAAAGACCCCTTGCAGCGCAACCAGCTTGGCGTAGCGCTTTTCGGCACGCAGTTTGAAGACCTCGAAGCCACTGTCATCACATCGTTGGGATCGGTTCGTAACCAGTTCGACATGACCAAGTCCACGATGGAGGATATCGAACAGGTCAAATTCGACACGGTCAGTAAAAAATGGCAGCAGATCGGGCGTCAATTGATGACGGAGCTTGTGCTGCCGATTTCCGAAGACCTCATGCCGACGATCGAAAAGCTGGCGGATTGGGCCGGGGACAATAAAGAATTGATCAAATTCTTGGCCTTGGCTACGCCGGCAGCGATGATCGGCAAAAACGCGGTGTCGCTCGTTTCGAAATTTGCTTCGGTCGGCGAAGCCGTGGAGGACATTGGTAAAAGCGCGAGCGGCGCCAATAAGCTCATGACGTCGTTCGGCACGACGCTGCGCTTTTTTACCAATCCCGTAGGTATCGCCGTCGGCGCTGTCGGCGCGCTCACGGCTGGCATTATCGCGTATCGGAAAAGCCAGGAAGAAGCCCGCCAGGCGCTCCTGCATATGGACGAAACGCTTAGCACCGCCTTTAAGGATTACAGCAGCATTGACGAGCATTACCAGCGGACGAATAACCTGATCGCCGAATACGACCGCCTCTCCGCAAAAATAGCGGATTCGAAGACACCGACCGAACAACTGACCGAAGCCCGCCGGAAATTGAGCGAGATCGAGAAAGAACTGATCGAACTCAACCCGGAAATCTTGAATGCGGAAGATGCGAAGAGTGGAAAATTCCGAGAGCAGTTGGGACTGGTCCAGGAACTAAATGGCGTGCAGCGCGAAATGGCGCGCCGGGAACTGGAAAAGTCGGTGACGGACGCAGAATACAAACTCCCAAGCCTCGAAGAAGAATACGCCAAGCTGCAGGAGAACCTGACGAAATACGATCAGGCATACAACCAAGCGCGCGAGTCCTATGTCAAGTATCGCGAATTCGTCGAGCAGCAGCAGGCTATCGTAAATGACAGCAGCCTGTCGTCGGACGAGCAAACCCAGCGTTTGCGCGACTTGGCCCGTACAATCCAAGAGATTACCGGCAAGGACTACAGCGGTAACTGGGCCAATCTGGTTGCCGACATGCAGAGCTTTTATGAGGCATACGGTAAAAATTATGACAAATGGGTTCAAACGCAGGAGGACATTCAGGCGGCCGAGCAAAGCTTTCAAGCGTTGTATGACTCGCAGAAACAACTGATCGAGCTCAACCTTGGCGGCACGCTAGAAGAACAAGCAAAGAAATTCAGCAGCCTATCCGAAGAAAGCAAGGCGAAATTTGCAGCGGCGTTGCAAACCATCGCGGAACTTAACCAAAAGCTGAATGAGTTACCGGCGGAGAAAAAAATAAACGTCGATGTGCTCTATCGAACCTCCGGTCTTCAAGTTCCGAAGACACCCCAAAATAATACATCGGGATTGTTAGATATGCCGAAGTTTGCCGAAGGCGGTATAGCAACTCGGCCGTCAATATTCGGCGAGGCGGGCCCGGAAATGGCGATCCCGCTGGAACGCAGCCAGCGCTCCCGCGAACTGCTGGAACAGACAAGTCGCATCATAGGGTATGATCAAGGGACTACGGTTAACGTTTCGTACTCTCCGGTGATTAATGTAAGCGGCGGCGGGCCGGAAGTCATAGCAAAAGTGAAGCAAGCAGCACAGTCGGGATACGAGGATTTCAAGCGATTCTTGCAACGATATGAGCGCGAAAACAGGAGGCTTAGTTTCCACCAATGAGCACATACACGACGATTCAGGGCGACACCTGGGATGGTATCGCACACAAGTTGTTCGGGTCGTCCTCTCAAATGTCGAACCTCATGCAGCTTAATCCCGAACATATGAGGACGGTTATCTTTGGTGCCGGTGTCGTGTTGATGATCCCGGATGTGGCACCGGCGGAAGCCGAAGACCTCCCTCCTTGGAGGCGAGCGGAAGAATAATGGAGCCGAGAAAAGCAATCATCGATCTGACCTATCAGGGCGTCAATATCTCTCGCGATATTGAGCCTTTTTTGTTGTCTTTTTCATACACGGATTCGGGTAATGGCCGGGCCGACGATCTGCAGATCAGTCTGGCCGATGTTGACGGCCGCTGGCGGAAGTCTTGGTTCCCCCGGCGAGGGGACCGCATAAAGGCATCGATCCAGCTTAGAAACTGGTACTCTAGCGGAACAACACGAACGCTTTATTGTGGGACGTTTGACGTTGACAGTGTCGATTACACCGGACCGGACGACACGATCACGATTCAGGCGGCGTCTTATCCCGGGAACACGAAGATTAAAAGCGAACCCCGGTCTCAATCCTGGGAGAAAGTCACTTTGCGCCAAATCGCCGGCCAGATTGCAAAAAGGGCCGGGTTGAAACTCATGTACGAGATGGACGAGGTCGTTTATGACCGGATTGATCAGTCCCAAGAAACAGACCTGGCCTTTCTAAGTTCGCGAGTGGAAGCTGAAGGCGGGTCGCTCAAAATCACGAGCGGGCGGCTTGTGCTGTTCGACGACCGCAAATATGAGGGTGTCAAGCCTACTCGCACGATTGAACGCGGCAAAAGCGACATCCTGAGTTATTCTTTCAACCTCCAAACGACAGATGCCGCCTATGCCTCTTGCGAAATCAAATTCACGGACACTTCGAAAAAGAAGACCATCAAAGGATCGTTTAGTATACCGGGCGCAAAGGGTCCCGTTCTCAAACTTAACGAACGCGTTGTATCGGTAGCTGAAGCCACCCGCAAAGCTCGAGCGGCACTCCGAAAGGCGAATAAGGATGCGCAACGGGCCCAATTGGTTTTGATGGGTGATTGCGCGCTTGTGCAGGGCGTTACGGTCAAGCTTTTGGGGTTTGGGGGGTATGATGATACCTATTACGTTGAGACAGCGACGCATACGGTAGACGGCAGCGGCGGATACCAGACCCGGATAGACTTGCGAAAGGTGCTGGGGTATTGATGGGCTTTAATTTGCTTCGCGTTGGTATCGTATCGAGTGTCGATGAGTCATTGAAAGCTGTTCGGGTTGTGATTGAGGATCAAGATGACCTCGTGACCGGATGGCTGCAGGTCATCGTGCCTCCAATTGCCGGCATTTCGATTCAGTTTCCGGCGGTAGGTGACATGGTGCTATGCGCGTTTCTCGGTTCCGGAATTGAGACCGGGTACTGTCTTGGAAAGGTGGGCGGGGTATGATCGGGACTTTTGGCAAATTGGTTTTCGTCGCATCGGCAAGCCTGCTTCGGACGTTCCGAGATTTTCGTCGGACGAGCTCGGCGCGCTGGGCGACGCACGACATCTACAACCATAATCCCAAATCGCAGTTCCTTGGCCCGGGCCAGGACGAAATATCATTTTCGATGCACTTCGATGCCCGGTATGGCATTAAGCCGCGCAACGAGATGGCGCGCTTGACTACGATGTGTCGTACGGGACAAGTCGAAAAATTGATTATCGGCGGGCTGCCTTTCGGAGTCAATAAATGGTATATCGATTCCGTCGATCAGACCTGGGAGGTATTTGATAATGCAGGCCGTCTGCTCGTGGCCAGCGCTGACGTGCGGCTGAAAGAGTACGTTTAATGGGGGTGAGAGTCTTGGAGTATGTGGTCGTTGCAAAGCCGGGTGAAATTGATTTCGGGGCGACGGGGATGACGGAGATCATGCAAAACGTAAGAACGATTGTCACGACCGCGCTGGGCAGCGTACCCCTCGACAGGGGATTCGGCGTTGACCAATCCGATGTAGACTCCCCATTGATGGTGGCGCAGGCCAGGCTGACCGCTCTGATAATCGAGGCCGTGCAAATAAACGAGCCTCGTGTAGAGGTTACGGGCGTCTCGTTCGATTCCGACAATTTGGACGGGCGGTTGCTCCCGTCCATCCGAGTACGATTGCGAGAGGGGGTTGAGCTGTGAGCATCTTCGATTTGCCCGACATTCAACTTGTCGATACCGACCCAGATGCCATAAAAAACAACATTATCACAGTGTATGAGGCCATAAGCGAAAGAAAGCTGTATCCGGGCGATCCGGTACGGCTTTTTTTGTTGGCTGTGGCCAACGAGATCATCCAACTTCGCGTGCTGATTAACGATACCGCGAAGCAAAACCTGCTTCGGTATGCTCGCGGCGACATGCTGGATCATATCGGGGCCATGGTGGAAACGACTCGGCTACAGGCTTCTCCGGCGCTGACGACGATCCGCTTTACGATGTCGGCCCCGCTTGGAGACACGATTATCATTCCTGCCGGCACTCGCGTAAGCCCCGGTGGAGAGGTGTTTTTCGCGACAAGCGCGGTCGCTGAAGTGCCGCCTGGCACTTTGTACGTGGATGTAAGCGCCGAATGTCTCACACCAGGAACTACGGGCAACGGGTTTTTGCCCGGTCAGATCAGTAACCTTGTCGACCCGATCCCCTTTGTAGCCAGCGCGGTAAACACGACGGAGAGCGCGGGAGGATCGGAAACGGAATCAGACGACGCATTCCGCGAGCGCATCTATACCTCGCCGGAACGATTTTCGGTCGCTGGGCCGCGCGGTGCCTACGAATACTGGGCCCGTTCGGCCAACTCAGGAATTATCGATGTGAAAGTTAACTCGCCGGCGCCGGTGGAGGTTGAGGTCTATGTGCTGATGCAGGGCGGAGAGCTGCCGACAAGTGACGTCCTGGAACAAGTAGCTGATGTCGTCAACGATGAACGTATTCGGCCGTTGACAGACAAAGTTACTGTCAAGGCGCCCAATGTTTCGAGTTACGACGTCGAACTGACCTATTACATCGCCACGCAAAACGCAGCCTCCGCGGCCACGATTCAGGAGGCAGTTAACCAAGCCGTCACGGATTATGTGCTATGGCAAAAATCCAAGATTGGCCGGGACATAAACCCGTCCGAGCTGGTCCGGCGCATCATGCAAGCAGGAGCGCGTCGGGTTGCGATCACGTCGCCGTCGTATACGGCAATCAGCAACACTGATATTGCAGTTGCGGGGAATATCGAAGTGATTTACGGAGGGTTGGAAGATGATTGATATTGAGCAGATCAAGCTTATCGACCTGATCCCGCCAAATCTGCAGAGCGACGATAAGGTACGAGCGGCGGCGGAAGCTTTGGACGCAGAACTAAAAAAAGTAACGCAGCTCATTCCTGCGACCGCACTTTTGCATATGATCGACACGCTGCCGGAACGATGGGTCGATGAATTGGCTTGGCAATGGCACGTTGACTTTTATGACCCGACGCTTGATCTGAAGATTCGGCGCGAACTCGTTAAAAACAGCTTCCGCTGGCACAAGCGCAAAGGGACGCCGTCTGCCGTCACCGAACTGATCGCAACGGTGTTTGGCAGCGGAGATGTCGTCGAATGGTACGAATACGGCGGGCAACCTGGCTATTTCCGAGTCGTAACCAGCGATCCGGCTGCAACGACCGAGCGGGCACAGCAATTTCTGGACGCGATCAACTCCGTCAAAAACGCCAGGTCATGGTTGGAGTCGATCCAAATTACAACCGAAGCGACAATGCCCCTGTATTTCGGGGGGATGGTACACACAGGCGACTACATAATTATTGAGCAAGGGGTGTAATGAAATGGCCGGATTTGGACAAATGATCCTGACCAACAGGGGACGCGTGCTGCAGGCCAAAGCACAGACGGGTGTTCCTCTGCAGTTTACGGCAATCAAGATCGGTGACGGCCAGCTCGGCGGACAATATATCCCGACACTTAACGGGCTGATCAGTCCTAAAATGACGCTCGGGATCGGTAAGCTTCAACCGCGGCCCGACGGAAAAGCGATTGTTGGGACATATTTGTCGAATGCCGATTTGACGACGGGGTTTTATTTTCGGGAAATCGGCCTGTTTGCAAACGATCCAGACGTCGGCGAAATATTGTACTGCTACGCAAACTCCGGAAGCGCGGCCGATTATATTCCGGCCGGTGGTGGACCCGATGTGGTCGAACGGTACATTGATTTGGTTGCAATCGTACAAGATGCGCCAAACGTGAGTGCGGTTATCGACAATTCGCTCGCATTTACGTCGTTCAACGAATTCGAAGAGCACAAAAACGCATCAATTCTGGATCATCCGGACGGGTCGGTAACGACGGCAAAACTGGCCGCGAAGGCGGTCACACAGGCTAAGATCGCCGACAACGCGGTCGGCAGCGGACAAATCGCCGACAATGCAGTGACTGACGCCAAGATCGGAACGAGAACGGTCAACGACACGGCGACGCCGAGTTTCACGGGCCAACTGACGACCCTCATTTCGGGCGTTTTTAATCTGATCAAGGGCATCACGGGTAAGAGCAGCGCTCTCACTCCCCCGGCCACTACGCTCGAAGACGCAAAGGCGCATATGGACGCAGCGGCTCCGCACAGCGGGCACGCCATCGTTGGGCGCAAAATCAATACATCCGGCGGGCTAACGGGCGGTGGCGACCTTTCTGCGGACCGTACGCTGTCCATCGCGGACGGCGGAGTTACGGACGCTAAGATCGGAAACAGGACGATTACAGACACGACGGCGCCGGCCGGCGACAGCGGCTCGTTGACCAGCTTGTTCGGTTGGCTTGGCTACATGATTAAAGCGATCACGGGCAAAAGCAGTTGGCGGACGGCCCCTGCTACTACGCTTGAAGCGGCGAAGGCACATATGGACGCGACAGCGGGGGTTCACGGCGCCACTTCGGCGGCCACGGCGGGCACAATCATACAGCGCGACGCCTCCGGCAGAGCAAAAGTAGCGGCTCCCTCCGCTGCTGACGACATCGCCCGCAAGGCGGAGGTGGACGCCGCAATCTCCACCGCTGCAGCCGACGCGACGACGAAGGCAAACGCCGTGCAGGCGAACTTGACGGCGCACGCCAACGCGACGACCGGCGTACATGGAGCAACGTCCGCCGCTACCGCAAATGCGCTCATTCAGCGCGACGCTTCCGGTCGTGCAAAGGTGGCAGCGCCGGCGGCAGCCGACGATATTGCCCGGAAAGACACGGTCGACAACGCGATTGCGGCGCTCAAAAACGAGACAAGCACTCTCACCGCCACCCTCCAGCACGGCCCCAACCTGATCCAAACGGACCAAGCATCGCCGCTGGCCGCAACGGTGTATGGTCGGACGCTCGTAAATCTGCTCGGCAAGGACGGCGGGTGCGAGAGCTTGGCGCCGTTTACGATAAGCGGGACGGTCGACCTCTCTTCTACCCAGAAGAGAAGTGGAAGCAACTCCATGAGGGTAACTTCTGTCGCGAACAGTTCCTACGCCCGAAAAGACTACGACTTCACGCTCGATACCGCCAAGCAGTATATTCTCGGTGCGTGGGTGTTCATTGAGTCGTATACGAGCGGCACTCCTACGATCAGGCTGTTCGATAAGGGGACAAACGACAGCAGCGCCTTGCGGTATTCCGTCAACGCAAACACCTCGAAGGTAGGGGTCTGGCAGTTTGTGTATATCAAGATCCCGACGGCTAACACGCTAATGGGGAGTGGCTTCAGGTTATTCGTTGGCAATTACTTCTCAGGTACAAGCGTAGTCTATTTCGACGAAATCCGCTTGTACGAACTGTCGGCTGCCGACTACAACGCCATCGGCACGACGTATTCGACGCCCGAGCAAATCGACGCCTTTATCCCCTACGTCGACAGCGTCCAGCACCTTCAGGGATCGGCGATCCAGAAGGCGGGGAAGAACCTGCTGCCGCCGGGTACGGAAGCATACAGCATCAACGCGGCGTGGTCGATCAGCGAGCCGTACAAGGCTACCTTGGTAAGATCGGCTACAGGGCAATACCTAACATTCCGCGTTCCTTGTCTGCCGAATCAGCAATATACGCTGTCTTATTCTGGAGCGAGCAGCGGCATTCTTCGAATTATTAATGCCTATAATTCCTCAGGGGCTATGACAAACCTTGCTTCTAATGCCGCCGTTGGGGTATCAACGGTGACGACTCCGGTGGATGCCGTTACACTCGAAGTGCAATTTAGCGCTGCAACAAACGGTACTTACGAGCTTTCCAACTGGCAGCTCGAACTCGGCAGCACAGCAACAGCCTTTGAGCCGCGTAACGACGATTATGCCTACATCCCGACCAAACTCGCATCCAGCATTGACGGCAGCGTGCGAGATAGCTTTGACACGCGGACCAGGCAAGTCACGAGGCGGTGGAAGACGGATGTTGTACTGGATGGGTCGTTAAACTGGATACATGTGACTGGGTTTACGGGCTATAAACGCGTTGCAGCGGTGGCTTTTCCGCAAGGCGCCATTTCCGGTACCAATGGTTTTGTTACCAAATACACGGGAGCTCCACTTGTAGGGTATGTGTCCTCATCCTCTTGGGCATCTGCGGACTTGTGGCTCCAAAATGCTGCAGATTTTAATGTCACGATAGCATCTGCCGACTCCGGATGGGGTGATTCTTACACTCCTTCCGCCGCCGAAATCAAGGCATACTTTTTAGGCTGGCGTATGAACAACGGCACGTTCGGCCAGCCCTACAACGGATCAGGGACCAAGACCTGGGTGCCGCTCAACGCTACGGACAACTCCGGGGCTGTAACGACCGTCCCGACGACGCCGAGCAGCGCGATCACGAGCGGAGCCTATGACTACTACCGTCTGTCTTATCAGCTCTCCACGCCGGTTACGGAGCCGGTAGAGGGCTACGAGGGCTTGATCAGCTTGCATGCAGGCGGGAATGTCGTGGAGCTGCTGGAAGGCGTGATTACACGGGAGAAGGCATCTCCTGTGTTATTCGAAGGGGAATACTTCATCAATAATATAAAAATTACCGGCACGAACTTAAAGAATCGCGTCGATCGGATATTGGCTGTTTACAAAGGGGCCGAACGAGACGCTAAGTGGAAAATCCAGACACACGCAAACGGTTACGGCAACCAAATCGCGCGAATCTCCGCTGCTGACTACGACCCCACCGCCGAATACTTTGTCACTTACATTGCGCTGGACAAATACGCCTTGACGGCCAACGCCACGGAAGCAAAAGTGGAGTACCGGACCAACATCGGCGGCGTCGTGGGCGACTTGGTGCAGCGCATGGCCGACAACGAGACCAAAGACAGCGTGCAGGATTGGGCGGACACGTATATCCAGGCGTTGGCCGAAAACAATGCGTTCGATATTGCCGCGATCAAGTCGCAATACCTCGGCTACGGCACGACGGCAGGAACCGGCACGGCCTACACGCTGACGCTCAGCCCGGCTCCGTCTGCGCTTGTTGCAGGCATGCGGGTGACCGTCAAAATCCATACGGCCAACACAGGAGCGGCGACGCTTAACGTTAACGGCCTCGGGGCCAAGTCGATCAAGAAGGCAAACGGGAACGATGTCGCTGCTGGAAATCTCAAATCTGGCGGCGTCTATACGCTCGTTTACGACGGCACAAATTTTATCTTACAGGGTGAAGGGGGGGAGTACGGCACAGCGACGGCGGCGGATGTATTGGCCGGGAAGACCATCGGAACGGAAAACGGGCTTGTCACAGGGACAATGCCTAACATGTCTGGAAGCACCCAATCCATGTCCACGCTGGATGACGGAACGGGTAACAAAATGAACTATATCGATTCTGTTTCGGAAATTAGCCAAGAAGATCAGGCTATGGCTGTTACCTTTACCCCTCCACAGGGATATTACGACGGCTCTACAGCGAAAATAAAGCTTAGAGTGTGGGGGCCTAAACCCAATGTTATTGCGGCTGGACAAAAAATCGGATGGGTGAATAATGCCCCGTTAACGGGAACCTATACAAGCGACGCCAACGCCGCCGCAGGGGACATATTGTCCGGAAAGACGGCATACGTAAACGGGCAAAAGATCACAGGGAACATGCCTAATCTGACCGGCATCCGTAACGCAACCGGCACGGCTAGATGGCCTAACGGGGACCTTGCAGTATACCCCGAAAGGGGCTATCAAAAAGGCGGGGCCGGGGATGGGGAAATCCGAGTCACGACAGCCCAACTACAGGCGGCAGATGGCAGCCTAGCGCCTCAAAACATCGTCTCGGGAGCAACCATATTTGGCGTTGTCGGCACGGCCATCGTGGGCAGACGGTCGGCGAGCGGGATCGCTTCAGTAGAAACGCTTCCTAGTGATGGGAATTATTTTATTACTTCATATGGCGGTTATTCATCGGTAAGAAACTACATTTTCGTTACCGGTATATCGTTTACCCCATCTATTATAGTTGCTTTTTACAATACCGCAGGTAACTGGACTAGCGGCACACTTTATTACAAAGATGGGTTTTTTCAAGATAACCCTTGGTTATGTAATATTCTTATGTTCGGGCAATATCTCGATCCCTTTACGACACAAAATGGGGCCGCATATGTACTTGGTGGGTTTGGTTTTATGTTGCCCATTTATCCCAAATATCAAAATTTACAAGTGAAATGGATTGCCATTGAATAAAGGAGGATTAATATGCAAATCGGACGCAGAATCTATTACGACCTCGCCACCGGAAACATCATCCTGGACACTGGCGAGCGTTCCGGCGACGTAGTCGAAACGACGGTCGAACAGGATTTCGCCGCTTACAAGTCGCTCGCCGAGCGAGTCCCTGAAACCGTCGGCATGCTGCAACTGGAATACGGCCAGTACGCGCAAGATTTTGCTACCTGTTCCGGTTACCGGGTGGACGTGAGCGGAGATGAGCCGAAGTTGGTATTCTCCTACCCGGACCCCAACGATCCGGAAGTCGAGCCGGTTTATCAGAAACCTCTGTCGGAACAAGTGTCCCAACTCGAATCCGACAAACTCACCCTTATGGAATCGATGGCCGAGCTGTACGAAATGGTCCTGGCTTTACAAACTCCGGGAGCCGAGCAAGCATGATAAATCTGCTGCTCTGGCTCTTTTTACTTTGCACGAGAGGGGGTGATCGCATGGCAATCGCTGTCGTTTACGCTACGTTGATCGTGGCCGGACGCCGCACGTTCGACCAGGTTCCCGAAGTGATTCGTCCGGCGGTGAAAGACGCGCTGGAAGCGCTCGGCCTCGGCACGGACGGCCAGCCGCTGAAAACGGCATAATGACACAACAGGCTCCGCATAACGCGGGGCCTATTTTATTGGGGGGTGCGATGGTGGATAAATCTAATCTGCCAATTCTGATTTCGGCCGCCGCGGCGATCAGCGGCATCATTTTGGGCTGGCTTGGCCGTTCCCGGACCGTCCGGCAGGATGTCGTTACCGAGGCCAGCAAGGACGCGCTTTTAAGGTCCGATATGGACTATATTAAGCGCGGCATCGAGGACATAAAAGTTGAGCAGCGCGTACAGGGGCAGCGCTTTGACGCCTTGGCCGAACGCGTGACGCGGGTGGAAGAGTCAGCGAAGCAGGCTCATAAACGAATCGATCGATTGGAGGCGACGGAGTAA